ATAAGTCAGTTCCTTTTGTGTTATCTATAAAGACATCTGCGTAAGGTTCAATTATAATGTTGTTAGGATTGTTTTCGTCAGGAATAGTTATTAAATTAAACATAGTCATCAATCCTTTTAAAAAATCCCATTGTCCTAGTTCACCTCTTAGTGTTTGTAAAAGTGTACTAGACGTTATATTTAAAATATTAAAATTAAAAATAGTTGAATATAAATTTCCAAATCCATTTGCTGCATTGTACTGTTCCATTACTAAAGCTGAACTTGCTTTAAATTCCGCTCCTAAAGTTTCCCCTGCAGTTGCCAATATTTGAATAAAATTACCTTGATAAATAAATGTTGCTCCTGCCGCAATAGTTTGTACCCCTGTATAATTAATTTCTATTGTTGAATTGTATAACCATCTGCACTCTAATTGAACAGGACTTGCGGATGTGTTTCTAATTGCATAACTATAATTAATATCATACTGTTCGTTGATTACAGTTGATGTTATTATATTTGTTGTTGTGTTATAGTTTGGTGGTAAAGAACCTATAGGAAATCCTGCTATAAGATATGTTTTTAATTCTAATGCAGTATAAACTGTGCTCGCTAAAGGAAATGCAATAAATGGGTTTAATCCTGCTGTATAAATTGTTACGTCTGTTAAAGAGGGTGTATTATCAGCCCCCCAATTAAAGTCCATATATAACTTGTGGAAATCAAAAGCTCCGCCACCTGCAAAAGAAGTATTAAAGAACTCAGAAGTATAAGAAAAAGGAGTTCCTTGAAAAATTCTATCTATTAAATACTTTATACTAATAAAAGGTCTAAAAGCAGTTTCTAAATTAGGTAGTTTGGGCATACCACTGTTTGTATATGTAAATTGATGATTCCAATCCACAAAAGGGTATTTTACTGTGTTTGTACTTCTAAATCCTGAAGTTGATGGGTATGTAAAAATATTATTGTTTACCCAAGTATTCCTAATTTCTGAATAGTTATAATCGTGGGTTAATTCTGTAAAGTCTAAATCACTAAATGTTCTGTCTTTTAGGAAATCTGCTAGTGCAATTACTTCTGAATAAAGATTGACATTAAAGCTAACTTCACCTAGTTTATCTGTTACATCTAATAATCGTAAGTACCCTTGAAATAATACAAATCCGTCTTGTTTTAAAACGCACTTAGTTTTTTTATAAGGATTAAAGATGACACCATCATAAGACCTTGTTATTTCAAAGATTTGATTAAATATTTTGTTGTTTCTTTTTGTTGCAGGTAAATTAAATGCCTTAGAATATGACTGCACTTGTTCTGCTACATTTTTAAAATCATCTACCGATAAAGTCAAAGGTAAATCTTCATTTTCATATAAGTCGCATATTACTTGCCCATCTTCTAAAATACTTGAAGAACCTGAAGGGATTGCTCCTATTATTGGCTGTACTGATATATCACTTATTGTTAAGTCCTCTGCAACAGTTGAGTAATACCCAAGCATTACTGTCATTTCAGTATTAGTTGCAAAAAAGTTCTGAGTGATTGATGACGTTGCTGTTCCGAATATACTAACACTTCCTTGCGGTGTTAAGCCGTCAAAGAATCTATTTGTAATTGATCCATTTGCAGCTTGTGTACCTATGTTTATAGTTAATTTATATTGTTGCCCTATAATTAGATTAGTTAGCTTTTGATATATTCCTGTTGGTTCAGTAGATCCATTCCCTAAAGAATTTAAAACTAAGTTTCCTGCTAATACAGTAGGAAAAGCAGGAGTTCCTACAAAATCACTCCTATAAGAATACCAAGTATTAATACTGTTTGGCGGAGCATTTGTAATTGTATCAACATAAGGTGTTGCTGAACTACTTGTATATTCACTTGTAGCTCCTAAGTTTATAAAGCTGATTCCATTAACAACAACTTCTGTTGGCGAACTTGATATTGTATTGAAATATCCACCGTAACTTTGAGGATATACTATTAATTGAACGCTCATTATACTGACTGTGTTCTAAGTGTTTTACTCTTTTCAACTTCAAAAGTGTATTGCATAAGTTTATCATTCGCAACTGTCTTTCTAGTGTAGCTTGAAGTTGTAAGTCTTACAGGTACTACATATTGATTAAGTAATTGAGTAGTAGAAACTGTACTTTCAAAACCTTCTAATATATACACTTCAGGACTGTTTATAAGTTCTTCAAACCATTCTGATTCTGCTTCATTCACAAATTCTGTATTCATTTTAATCTTTTCAGTAGCATTTACTCTAAAAGCTTTTTTACCACCTCTGTAACCACTAGGCAAATAGATACTTTCATTCCAAGTTCCTGCTAGTTGTTCGTATGTACTTCCTTTAGTTGAAATAGTCTTAGTAGACTTCATCTTAAAAGTATAGTAATCCCATACTCCCCATTGATTCAACCAAGTAAGTCTAATAGGCTCGTAACCTTTTAGAGTAGGACAGTTTATATTAATTGTAACTGTTTCACTTATGTCTGCATTAGACGAATCTAATAATCTTACAGTATAGTATGACAAATCTAAACCCATAGCTGTTGCGAAAGCTGAACTCCAATTTTGTAAATTAGCAGGAAAACAACCTATGTGAAGTATTTGTTTTTTTGTATCTGAATCCCAAGTTGTATAGCCACCATTTGCGTCAATATTTTCTACTGTTTCTGCTGAAATTATACCGGAAGAATTGTAATACTTAAAAGCTACTTCATCTACAGTAGTGGTTGAAGGAAAAGAAGGGTTCGGTGTTGCCATAAAAGACAAAGTTCCATAATCATCTACGTTTGCATATTGTGTCAAAGGTGCATTTGTTAAAAATTGCCCTTCTAAACTATTCATATTAAACTTTATATTGTCATATCCAAAATTACCTGCAATAAGTTTTAATTGATCTGTATGTTTTAGATAGCCATTAATTAAAGTGTACTGTGTAGAATCATCTGTATCTTGTACTGATACTGTTCCGTCTGCTGTTGCTGAACCCTCTACTGTGAACCTTATTTTTAAGTATCTTAAAACATTATCATTTAAAGAAAACTTATCTACTAAATGTAAGGGGTGATTAATAATAGCTGTTGTTGCGATTGTTTTATATGAACTTCCTAAAGCAGCTAAATTGTCAGGACTTACAAAACTTTCAACTACAGGTCTAAATTGAAACATTCCAACCCCTGCATTATTTGGTGTAGTTTTGAACGTTCCTACTATTGCTGTTGTTGTTGCTAAGTTAATATCAACTGTGCTGATATGGACTTCTGCTACATACTTGACATTAAAAAAATTACTTACTGTTACAGCGTCGCTTACTGTAAATATTAATTCTTGTCCTGCGGTGTTTAGTGTGTATAAAGGAAACTGCTCTATTGTTAATGCCATTCTATTTGTTGTTTAAAGTATCTATTATATCTTGTTTTAATTCAGCTCCAAATTCTTTAGGAAATGATTTCATAGCTAATCCTAAAGGACGTTGAAAGAAGCTAATACCTTTTATCCCATCACGCTTTATTTTTCTACTTATTAAAAAAGCAAAGCCTGAAATAAATTGTCCTGTTCCCTTTACTTTAGTGCCGTCTTTTTTAGTATAGCTTTTTGATCTTCCCGTTCCTAGACCTTTTGGTTTTATTCCTTTCCTTTTAATCCATTTAGATAATATATCAATGGGCGGACCTTTAGTTGTATAACCTTTTCCTGGCGAATTTTGTTTTTTACCTTGCCAATCTGTGTAGCTTTGTTTCTTTTTATTTCCTGAAACCCCCTTGTCTATAAACGAACCATAATTATCCATCTTGAATTGTAAACTAAAATCACCATTATTTTCAATGACAAAATCATATTTTATTGAATTGTATAGACTTTTACTTACATTCTTTTTAGCTTTAGTTAAATTAGTTCTAGCTTGTTTTACTACATATTTGCCAAAACTGTTTAAATAATTCTCTATATTTTTACCGAATATCTTGCTCATAATTGATACGTTATTTTAAACTTCTTCCATCCTATCTGTATATGCAGTCTGCCTATTTTAAAAATCATTACATAGGAATTTGACAAGAGTCAAACTTATTGTGTACTGTAACATTTAATTGAAACACCCATCCAGTCAGTAAATTATCAAACCTTTCTGTGAATGGTTCAAAAGTGTATTCGCCTTCTGTAACAAAGTCTTGATCGTTAATATCAAAACTATCTGCTGACTGCCATTTACTATTTCTGAATATAGAAACCAAATCTACACAGGTTTGAAGTGTATCATTATATACATCAATTTCATTACTTAAATTTGTAGAAGTTACACTATTAAAAAAAGGAGAGCTTTCAATGAGTTCTTCTTCCCATTCTTTTTTTTCACTTACTAAGTCGCATACAAATATTTGAAAATTATATGATAACTGACTGTAACCTGTTGTTACATTAACAGGATTTATATGCATTAATGGAAAAATAGTTTCTTTAGATAAATCAATGTCAAAAATATCACCTACTGTTGTAGTATGGATAAATTTATGCTGCTTACCTATGTATCTAAGCTTATTAATTAGGTTTAAATATGTTTTGCTATATACTGGCATTTCTTTTTACTTTATTTTGTGATTGTAAATCTGTTTCATAACTTAACCACGTTAAACATTCTAATAGACCAAGCTTTGTAATTGGTTCTAAATTTACTATTTGCTCATTACACAATCTGTGCATTACTCCGAACCATCCCCATTTACTAGCAAAGTCATTACTAGCTACTGCGTCTTCGTTTCCTTCAGCCGCTGAATCGAAAATGATAGCAAAATCTCTGACAATACCTTCCCTAAAGTGTAAAAAAAAACCAATGCACTTTGCACTTGTTCCGCTGACATCTGTTTCATTTCTTCTGCTCTAAGCCGTATATCACCATCATAAGCGTCTATGATATATATGTCGTTCTTCTTTAGTTTAATAGGTCTGTAAAGGACTGACATCAATTCAGGAAGGCTAGATTCTATTCCGTTCTTGATGAACTGCTCAATGTCTGCGTATTCTCCTAAACTAATACTATCTAAGTCAGGGTGGAATCCGTACTCAACACCATTAATCTCTATTATCCTTTTTAGCTTTGTATCTTGCTTTGCTTGAAGTTCTCCAACCTTACTCATTATAACTGCTACGTCTGATAAGGATAGTTCCTTAATTAACTTCTTAGGAATGTCAGAGAGTGCTGCTATTGTTTCAGTAGCTTCTTCAGTCTTTGTACCTGTTTCAAAGTCAATTAGTTTAAGCCATAATTCAAGAGTAACATCAGACCAACTGTTAATTAGCTTGAACTCTTTTACTTTGCCTTCTTTTTTAATTTTAACTTTCATACACTATATAATAGAAATTTATTGTTTTTAGTTTACTGCACATAGTACCTCCCAAAGTTAGAATCTATTTCATAAAACATTCTCATAGCTAAAGCATCAGCATAATCAGGAGAACGTCCTAGAATAGCTTTGACTGTATCTTTAGGAATTATCTGTAGTTTATTATCTTTATCTGCGTCCTTAGTTCTGACTTGTTCTAGCTCCTCAGTTATGTAATTTTTAACATTTACATCTGAACAACTTACTCCTATCTGTCCTTTGTTTATTTGGTCTGCTAATTTGTAATAGCATTGAGTCTTTAAGTTCTGATAGTTCTCTCCTTTTATAGGTCTAGCATTATTTGTAAATCCTTGACATCTTAAGTAATCTTTAACACCACCACCTACTCCATCTTCATCTACTATGATATTCCTAAGATTCACTCCATTTTCCTGCTGTAGTTTCTTAATCTCGTCCACAACCTCATTTACAGCCGATTTAAGGATAGTTCTTATATATCTAATGTGTAACCCTTGCCAAAGCATTATGACTGTCTTATCGCTTCCAAATCGTGCTACATCACAAGTAATGTATTTATCACCTTCAATTCCTTTCTGACTGAACATACTCATAATAGAGTTGTAGTCAATAAGACTATCAGCAGTTGCGTCATACTCCCAATTTCCGAATAATAGCCTTTGCTTACTTAATTCATCTAATTGAGATAGCTGTGTTTCATAGTGCTTAGATATATAGTTATTATCTATCACTAAAGACTGAATAAACTTTCTGTATGGTTTTATTGTATTGTCTTGTGCAGGTCTGTAATACTCTGAGTACACCCAATTCTTTGCAGGATTACACGTCATAAGCATCTTAGGTATTAATCCGTTTTCATCTAACTTGTATCTAAGTCTTGATGCTACTACGTTCTTAGCCTTTTCTGTTATCTGATTAGCTTCATCAATAAAAGCTCCTGTTATTTCTAATGAACCTAAACTATCAAAGTTTCTATCTGATGGGTATAAGAACAAGTCCTTAAGGATTATCTCAGAACCATTGTAAAAGGTTATCACATTACTTGATCCGTTAAACGTGTAGTCCTTAATAGCTTTTAAGTTCCACTCGGTGCATACTTCAAAGAATGTATTTAGTGTAGTCTTTTTTAAAGCGTCAAGCTTTGACCTTCCCATTAAGTATCTAGTCTTAGGATATGTTAAGCACATAGTAATTAAGTAACTACAACCAACCCAAGACTTACCACCACCTGCTGCTCCTCCAAATAAAACCTCTTTAGTCTTATCATCAAATAAATATTTAAGACACTCCTTTTGTTTAGGTGTGAACTTGGGGTTAATCTCCAAGATTGATGTTGATTTTGATTCTTTCATCTCCAGATGTTAAGTCAATTTCTTGTTTCTCGTTATACCCTCGCTTACGTCCTCTCGTTCTTAAAAAGAAAGTAGTAGCTGTTGTGTTACCTTCCTTAATTTGTTTCTTAAGGCTGCTTTCTGCAAAGTCAATAAACTTACTATCAATACTATCTACTGCATTCTTGTAATCTTCATCTTCATTCATCCAAGCATAGTGTCGGCTTCTTGTTACCTCTGCTTTCTCGCACGCCTCTGTTACTATACCTAGTGATGTTTCTAGTGCAGCTAGTAGCTTCTTTTTACCCTCCTGTGTCCTCTTTTGTTCTGTTTCCATATTATATAATAGAAATTATTGGTATTCATTTGGTAGCATAAGCCTTATACCTAAGTCAGTTATTGCCCATACTCTTATTTGTTCTGTATATACTTCAAAGGCTTTAGTATTTAAAGCTGTAGTACTTCCTATTTTATTTAATGCTATCTGGTTATCATTGATGCTTATCATTTCATATTCCGATAAGAACTTAGCTCTTAG